TATTAGAAGCTCTCTCAGAGCTTTCTTACGATGCTAATTTAGAATCTTATGGAGGCTATCCTAGTTCTGCTATTAACAATGCTAAAAGAGGAATAGAATTAAATGAGAAAGTGGGCAATCGTTGTGCTACCCAAGTGGGAAAAGTTAGAGCGCAACAAATCGCAAAAGGAAATACAAAATTTACTGTCTCTACTCTCAAAAGGATATATAGTTATCTATCTAGAGCCGCAACATATTACGACCCTAAAAACACAGAAGCCTGCGGAACCATTTCTTATTTATTGTGGGGAGGAAAAAGTATGCTGACCTGGGTCACTTCAAAATTAAAAGGACTAAACGAAATAAATGCAGCGGCCGTCATTATAGACGGACGCGCTGCTTACTCTACCATAGAAGAGGCTGAAGAGGCTGCCAAGGACATCGGATGCGAGGGATACCACACTCACGAGTATGAAGGTGATACCTGGTATATGCCGTGTGAGCAGCATAATCTAGCCGAAGTGGGTCCAAGGGGAGGTGTAAGGAAAAGTCCTAAGGCTCCTAAGTCTGACACGCCAAATCCTAATCCAAAGGGAAAAGGAACGGCTAAAGGAGATGCTTCAGGTAAAACTGGAGCTAAAGTCTCTGCAAAAGACAGAGCTACACTACAAAAGAAAGCAGATGATTTCAATAAAAGATATAAAGAGAAACTGGGTTATGGTGTTACTGTTGGTATGCTTGCCTCTGTTTTTCAGCGTGGTTTGGGAGCTTTTAATACATCTCATAGTCCTAATGTTAACTCAGCTTCTCAGTGGGCTTTTGCACGCACTAACGCCTTTTTATACTTAGTAAGAAATGGAAGGCCACAGAATGCTAAGTACACGACAGATTACGATTTATTACCAAAGAAACATCCTAAGTCTAGCAAATAATGCCGACAACTAGAAACACTTCTTATAAAGTCCACGTTCAACATACAAATCAGTCTGAGGTTGATAACGTGAATATTGAAGATGGAGCAATGCTTCATACCGATGATGCTTTATATATGGGGCATAATAGTGAAAATGTTGTTGTATATCCGCAAGACGTAACAACAATAGGAGGTTGGGCAAGATACGATGACACTACATATACATCTTCTAACAAGCTAACTTTAACCGCAGACACAGAGGTAGTAGTGCCTAATAATGCAGGTAATGTAGTAAGAAGCCACCCATCAATTACTTTTTACAATTCCTCTACACAAAAAATATTAGGGGTAAATGAAAGCGATGTTTATATATTGACTTGGGCATTTAAATCAAGTGCAGCCAATGCTAATCAGACGTATATAGAATACAATTTAGAAGGCTCAGGACAAATATCAAGGGTAGCAGGTACATTAACCTTTCCAAGAGGTAATGACGAAGAACACGCAGAAAGCATAGTTATGCAATACTACACAGATTCGACTTTTGTAAGTGATGGTGTACAATTAAAAGTTACTTCTATTGGTGGTGTAAGTAAAATATGGGATGTTATATATTTTATACAAAGAACACAAAATGCAGATTTTAGCTAATGAGATACACTAGGTCTAGATATAACAACAGAATAGCTTCACCACAAGACAGCCGAAGGGCTTGTCTTTGTGCTGACGGTGAAACGTATTCTAGAGAGTGTTGTGATGGTGAATTAATAAACCAGGGAATAGGAGCTTTAGAAGGGCAAGGTAATCCTTTATTCGATTGTGATACTGTAACTTTAAGTGGTTTTTCTGTTGCCCAAAACGGCGATATAACCCTTCCTACTGTAGATATAGGCACAATAATTTCTACCACACCATCTAGTTTTAGTGTTGTTGGAACAGACACTGTAAGGACCCTAAGCGTAGTTATAGAATCTCCAAGGGGCTACTCAAATTCTGAAACTACGATAACCTGTACAGCCACAGCTACTCAGCCACTACTTCCAAGCTTGGCTTGTTCTGATGTTACTCTAAGCGGATTTGCTGTGGCTCAAGATGGCACAATAACTTTACCCACAATAGATATTGGAACAATTACTAGCACAAGTCCTTCGTCTTTTGGACTAGTGAGTGTTAATACTGTTAGAACACTTAGCGTTGATATTACTGTTCCTAGTGGGTATTTTAATGCAGGAAGTACAATAACTTGTACAACTACAGCCACCCAACCCTTATCGCCTACTTTAACTTGCTCCGATATAACTTTTAGTGGGTTTTCAGTATCTCAAAGCGGCACTGTTACGCAAGGTTCTATAGATATAGGCACAATTATATCAACAACTCCTTCTTCGGTATCAGCAAATACGAACACAAGCGCAACCTCTGTAGATTTAACCGTAAGGGTTCAAGCTCCAGTTTCGTATCTAAATGCTGGGAGTCAATTTGATTGTACTGTTACAGTAAGTCAGCCAGGTCTTACTTTAACTAGATATTCGGCATTTTGGTCAGGCACAAAAAGTATAACTATTCAAACGCATCATAATGGCACTACACAAAGTTATAGTAACATAAAAGGAGGTGCGGTTGTATTTAGCTACGCTGAACCTACTGGAGATACAGCAAGTTGGACTGCTGGAGCAACAGATATAACTTTAGCTGGATTTGACACGTCTGTTTATTCTCAAGGGGACCCAGATGTTGGTCTGGATTCTGGTATATTTACCTTCACTCACTATTCGTCATCAGCATTTACGTCGGTTCAAAGTGGAACTGGAACTGGAAACGTTCAAATATGTACGCTTAGTCTTCAAAATATATCAGGAAGTGATGTGCCTATAGCTCCGCACAACCCAGCAGCTAATGGACTAAAAGCTTATGCTAGCCCTTATGCTTCTAATGCTCCAGTAAGCTCTGGACTTGGAACACTTGTTAGTGATGGGTTTTATACTATAGCTGGGATTAGCACTCAAGTCAGGGTTTCTGGTGGGCTAATAACCGTGCAAACTATTCCTTAAAAATACAACAGATTCATTTTAAATAAGTAATATTAATATAAAGTAAAATTATGAAAGCGACCGAAATCGTAGACAAACTAAAAGACGTGCTTTTAGGGGCTGAAGCTTCTGAGGAGACACAAAAAGAAGAACTATCTACAGAGGCTGTTGAAGAAGCTGTAGAGGAGACTCCTCAAGAGGAAGTAAATCTGAACGAGGATGAGGAATCAACTGAAGAAGCTACTGAAGAGGTAGAAGAGGTTGAGGCGAACAAAGATCTTTATGTAACTAAAGAGGAATTTAGCGAATTGAAATCAATGGTTGAAAAGCTAATGGTTGAAATGACCGCTAAGGACGAAAAAATGAACCAAGACGTACCTAAAGAAGAACTTTCTGCTGTTGAGGAAGAGGTTACTCCTATGGTACACAGCCCTGAAGAAACGGCTGACAAAAAATTAAATCTATATGCACAGGGTGCAAGCAGAGGTACTGCTGACATCGTATTCGCTAAGATTGCAAACATTAAAAGATAATTTTATAATCAAACACTAAAATGGCTACAACTACTTCGATTACTACAACTTATGCTGGGGAGTTTGCAGGTGAATACATCTCAGCTGCCTTGCTAAGCGGTTCTACTATTCAAAATGGTGGTATTACTGTAAAACCAAACGTAAAGTACAAAGAAGTCATCAAAAAGGTATCAACTGACGATATCGTAAAAGATGCTTCTTGTGATTTTACTGCTACTTCTACTCTTACACTTACTGAAAGAGTTCTTCAACCTGAACTACAGCAAGTAAATTTACAATTGTGCAAGAAAGATTTTTATTCTGACTGGGAGGCAATTTCTATGGGTTATTCAGCTCACCACGATCTTCCTTCTAAATTCAGCGATTTCTTAATTGGTCACGTTGCTGCTAAAGTAGCTCAAAGAACAGAAACTAGCATTTGGGCTGGTTCTACTGCTACTTCAGGACAATTTGATGGATTGACAACTCAAATTGCTGCTGATGCAGACCTTCCTGCTGCCCAAGAGGTTGCTGGTGCTACTGTAACTGCCGCTAACGTAATTACTGAGCTTGGAAAAATCGTTGACGCGGTTCCTTCTACTCTTTACGGAAAAGAAGATCTTTACATCTACGTTTCTCAAAACATCGCTAGAGCTTATGTAAGAGCTTTAGGTGGATTTGCAACTATCACTCAGCAAAATGCTGCTGCCTCTGATAATGTTGGTATTGCTTCTGTTGGTGGAAATGGCGTAGACGGAAGAGGAACTCTATGGTATGGTAACGGAAACCTTGCCTTTGACGGAGTTAAAATGTTCGTCGCTAACGGTCTTGCTGATAACACAGCTGTTGCCGCTGAAAAATCAAACTTATACTTTGGTACTGGATTACTTTCTGACCACAACGAAGTAAAAGTATTGGATATGTCTGACCTTGATGGATCTGACAACGTAAGAGTTGTAATGAGATTCAGCGCAGGAGTACAGTATGGTATTGTTGATGATATCGTAACTTACGGTATTACTAACTCTGCTAACTAATAACTGATTAACTAATCTAAAGGGGTAGGTAAGCCTTGAGCCTACCTACCCTTTTTTAATACTTATAATTATGGCTTGCGATTTAACAGGAGGAAGGGCGAAACCTTGTAAAGATGCCGTAGGTGGTATAAAAAAGATTCACTTTGTGGATTTCGGTGATTTAGGTACTGTAACTTTGACTGATGACGAGGTTACAGATCTAGGAGGCACCTTTACTTATCACACCTATGATGTCAAGGGTAACTCTTCTCTAGAGACAAATATTAATTCTTCTATCGAAAACGGGACTACTTTCTTTGAGCAAGTGGTAAGTCTTACTCTACACAAACTATCCAAAGAGGATAACAAAGAGCTTAAATTGATGGCCTTTGGTAGACCTCACGTCTTTGTAGAAACATTTGACGGTAACGTCTTATTGGTTGGTAGAGAACACGGAGCAGAAGTTACTGGTGGAACTGCTGTTACCGGAACGGCAATGGGTGACCTACAGGGTTACACATTGACGCTTACTGCTAATGAAACCACTATGCCTAACTTCTTGGACAGCCCTACTGCGGCTGATCCTTTTGCTGGGATGAGTAGTGCTACAGCATCAGCATCAACACAGAGGACATTATAATACTAGTAATCTAATGTTCAAAGGGGGCTTAAGGCCCCCTTTTTTATTTAAAACACTTAGGAAAATATTTAGTTATATTAGTATGATAAGGTTATTGCCAAGTACTGATTCACAAACTATAAAAATTCTGCCTAGAGTCACCACGGCTCAGACAGGCTTGTCTTTGAAGATTGTTGAGGATGGAACTAATAGATCTGAGACCTTAACAGGTCTAAGCTCCACAGTAAACGGAAACTTTATAGATGTGGATTGCACTTTCAGTATTTTGTCTGACAACAGTATTTTCAACATAGAACTATTTAAGGATTCTACGTTGTATTATAGGTCTAAAGCCTATTGCACAGATTCGTATGTTGCTGCTAGCGACTATACGATAAATGATAGTCAATATACTGAGAGTGATGCTGGCGATAGTAACCGACAATATATTATGGTATGACGAATTTGAAAGTAGTAAACCTTTCCGGGTATGAGGTTCCAAAGATTGTTGAGAAACATCGCAATGCTTGGGTAGAGTATGGTGA